TAACAAATATCTCCTCTCTTTTTAATCCACATTTCTTTAAAATATTATTAAATAAACTTCCAGTATAACCGACAAAAGGTCTCCCCATTTTATCATTAGTTTCTCCAGGCGCTTCGGCAACAAACATTACCTTACTTTTCATATTTCCTTCTCCAAGAACAATCTTGTTTCTCGTTTTATAAAGCCCACAGAGTTTACATTTTTCTACTTCTTCTTTTAAGTTCATTTCCATTCTCCTACATATTCATAAATAATATTCCCTTCCCCATCTAATTTCTTCTTCGGCTTTAATGCTCCCCCAAAATATTTATTTGGTGATTTTAAATCATTAGAGTTATTCCAAATATTCCTCATATAATCAAACATTGTCAAATCCCTTTTCTTATTTACTTTTCTTTCATTCCCTTTATTGTACCCCTTTGCATCTTTCCATTTGAAACTTTTTAGCCAACCAAAATCTTCACGAATCTCAGAAAATTTAACTTCTCCCTTTTTTCTTGCTATTACTATTGCATTTGTAAATTGGCTTTTCTGAAAGTTAGATAATGTTTTGTGATTATCCGGTAATCCACAACAACACCCATTAGGACATAATTCTTTATGGTGTGCGTCAGAGATGAAGAGACGAATTCCCAATTCATCACATTTCTTTTTTAATGGATGTAAATATTTTGATTTTACTTTATAGTTTAATCTTAGATAACCACTGCCCTCACTTAATTTTTTATAATATTCTTGAATATCAAATCCACATAATTTACTCATTCCTTCATATCTTCTTTTTATAATATCATTTGCTCTTCTTTCTAAACAAAAGAATTCTGCGCTGACAGATTTAACTCCTGCCTCGCTTGCTTGCTCTACTAAATCTAAATATGTTTTGTCTGTGATTCCAATAATGATTGGACGTAATCTTAATGTAGTCTCTACTCCTTCTTCGCTTAGAGCCTTTAATACTTTTAATCTTCTTTTTGGTGAAGGCGTGCCCCCCTCTAGTTTTTTATAACATTTATCTAAAGTAATAATCGAAGCTTTATAATGATAGTTCTCTTTATTCTCCATGAACGCCTTCCAATATCTTTTATCCCTCAAAAGCAAATCTGATTTTGAACTAAAACTTACTGGATATTTTATTTTGCTCAAGAACTTCAATATTTCCAAGCCCACCCCAAACTTTTCTTCTATCGGACAAAACGGGTCGCTTAATCCTCCCCATTGAAACGGTTTTCTATTCTTTATAAAATAACTAAATTGCCCTTTATATTTTTTATCGAAAAGAGATTTAAAACTTTCAATACTAACGGCCTTTATTTTATTTTTAGTCCAGAAATCTTCCTGCCCCTTACCAATCCCTCTTTGGTAATTACTAAAACAATAAAGGCAATTAAACCCGCAATTATTATATTGGTCAAATGTCATAGGAAGAGCACAATCCAATATTTCCCCACTTATCCTCGGAGATTGATACCTATCCTTACTTAATTCCATTTTCCTTCCCTAATTTAACTATCTCTTTCAACTTGTCTATATTATGCTTCTTTCCAAAATACTTTTCTAATTGAAGATATTCTTTTGTTGTGACTTTAAAATCTAATAGTCTTCTTTCTTCTTCTAACTTCCCATGTATCCAACCACCTTCATTTGATTTCATATCCCCAAATGTAGCAATATCTCCATAGAACTGCAACTCAGATTCATCAAAACCAGTATACTCCAAGTCACCTATCGAAGATAATATCTTATTCAGTTTAGTGAAGTCCCATTCTCCACTTATCCTATTTAAAGCAAGATTTAACTTCTTCTCATCTTGCTTATTTAAATCAAGTTTAACCACCTCTACTTCTTTGTAGCCTAATTCCTTCAAAGCCTTTAATCTTTGGTGTCCCCCAATTAAAGTGTAATCCTTATTCACTATCATTGGTTCAATAAATCCGAACTTCTTTATGCTCTTTTTAAGTTTCTCTAAATCTTCTTCACTTATCTTTCTCGGATTATACTTCGCTAGTTTTAATTCATTCAACCTGACTAATTCCATTTTCCTTTCCCAATTTAATTAGTTTTTTTAATTTCTCAGTTCTATCCTTCCCTATAAAATAATCTTTAATTTTATTATAATCTTTTTGAACTAAATAAAAATCAAATGATAGGACTAAGGGAACAATCTCAAGTCCTTTCTGCAACTCAGATTCATCAAAACCAGTATACTCTAAGTCACCTATCGAAGATAATATCTTATTCAGTTTAGTGAAGTCCCATTCTCCACTTATCCTATTTAAAGCAAGATTTAACTTCTTCTCATCTTGCTTATTTAAATCAAGTTTAACTACCTCAACTTCTTCGTATCCTAATTCCTTCAAAGCCTTTAATCTTTGGTGTCCCCCAATTAAAGTGTAATCCTTATTCACTATCATTGGTTCAATAAATCCAAACTTCTTTATGCTCTTTTTAAGTTTCTCTAAATCTTCTTCACTTATCTTTCTCGGATTATACTTTGATAGTTTTAGTTCATTCAACCTAACTATCTCAGTTTTCATCTTGTATTTTTTATTTTATTTACTATCTCCCTTACGTCCTTTCTTTTCAGATTTTTATCATACGCATCGCTGAGTATCTTTAATCTAGTCTTCTTGTCTAATCCAATAGTCTCGGAAATAATACTTGGTCCCATCATCTTAAGATTCTCAGACAAACCAAGTTTAGACCTATCCGTTGCTTGCTTAACACTTAAAACGCTTATGTTAAATTTCTTTGCTATTTCTTTTTCGCTTACCTCCTTCTTCTTTAACTTAGCAATTTCTTCATCCCGATTATAAATATAATCCTTGCTTATCTTAGTATCACCAACCTTCCTATTTAGTATTAATTTCTTTTCTTGTAAATCTGCTTGTAATTTTATTGAACTTAATATGACATTAGTATCCCTACTTTCTTTACCCATCTCGGTTAATACTAATTTAGATAAATCCTTTTGTAGTTCAGAATATAAGTCTGCTGAGTTCTGAGTCAAGTCTCTTTCACCTATAACCACCATTACTTCCCCGACTTCTTTTTCTTCCACTTTTAGAAGTTTAGCAATTTCTTCCTTATTAAAATTTTTTAGCAATAATCCCTTAATCTGATTTTTGATAAGATTATCCATTAAAGAATTAACTATTTAAACTTTATAAATCTATATTTCTCCTTTTACTACTTAATAATGACAGAGAAAAATGAAAGGGAAGTTTATGCCAAGCCGACATAAACCCCCCACCACACCAAAAATCCACTCACTAAAAAAAGTATTACTTCTTATTCAGTTTCTCTAACAAAAGCATCTTATCAAGATAACTCTTGAATTCTTTTTTAATCGTTCTTCTTTGTATTCTTTTAATTTCAAATATGCTTCTAATATAATTTATGTACTCATCTGTAGAAAATTCGTAAGATAACAACCTATCGTAATTATCTCTCCCAATTTTTCCTCTCATCCATATTTTTACAAAAGAATAGAAATTCTCTTTCTTTCTGAATATATATCCATTATTCATTACTTCTGCATTCCCCCTATCTTGATATTTATAACGAGATAAGGTATCCTCTGAACAGACAGCAAGAATATGATTTATTGAAAAACAATCATTATCTGTCTGTGGATTAAAGTAAGTCACTTCAAAATCCAATCCCTCTTCCTTCCTATACATCGTTTTAGTATATTCATCAACTCCAAGTTGTAAGATTAATGTTCCAAAATGATATACCGAAACTTTAAAATCCTTCATCCCACAATCCTTCTTAGAAAACTTAAAATCATAGTCTAAATATTTATAGTTCCTTTTATTAGTCCAAACCTTTTTAATTATCTTAGATTTTAATTGACTTCTTCTTCCCATAAATCCCATTTTATAATTCCTCCATAATCCTCCTTTTAATGCATTCACCATGTTCCATCACAAACCAATCATTCCCCTTAAACTGATATTTTGATATATCCTCTCCATCCTCCCTTTCCCTTTCCCATCTCCCATTTTTATATATTCTAACAAATAACTTCCCCTCGTTTATTTTTGTCACCCATTCATAAAAATGGGGTAGGGCATCCCTATCTCCCCCTTTACTCCAAAAGGCAATAACTTTATCTTTACACTTCAGCAAGTCTTCACGTTTGTTTAATTTTTTCATAGTTCCTCCACAATCATTTCTTTCCTTATCTTTTCAAGTTCTTCATCATCCAGATTCAAATTTAAATATAATCTCACTATACACTTATAACATATATTCACAGTATGGCTACTTCTAAAACTTTGTTTAGCATCTCTGAAATATTTCTCACCCTTGTTAATCTTTCCACCACAACAAGAACACCCATATCTGTTATGTTCTGCCTCAAATAATTTTTCCATCATTTTCCTTCCCACATTCATCACATTTGAATTTCATTTTTTGTTCCATTTGTTTCACCTATCGTTTAATTAAGCGAGGGGGTTTTAGTGTTTTGCCCTCCAACACTAACGCAAGTAAAAAGAGTATTATTTATTCAACTTCTTCAATAACCATACTATCAAGCAAAACTTCGTGAGATGTTTCTTTTAACTTTTCCTCTGCATCTCCCTCGTCGTCTGCCTCAATTATATATGTTGCTTTATATTCCATTTTTTACCTCCTTTAATTTTATTAAATAATATTTATACCTAATCTCCATCACCCCATCAATCAATCTCATATATATCTTAATCATCTTCCCCTCTTTATGTAATAAATTGTAGTGATAATCCCTCCAATTATACAAAATGAAACAGCATCAAGTATGTGGACAGGAAAGAATGAAAATAAGATATATCTTCCACTTCCACCTACACTAACATAATCAAATAATAATCCCCCAAAGTTAAAAGCCATCATTAAATATACAATCATCATTCCCTCAATTCCCATTTTTCTTCCTATCGCTATTTATCTCAAATATAATATATTCCCCTTCATCTGCCTTAAAATATTTTTCCAAGATACAGAATGCCTCAATAGGATATCCAACCACTATAACCCTATTTAATAATTCTTTAAACACCGAACTCTCTTTGTAGTGTTTTATATCTTTATACTTGACAGCCTTTTTTCTCTTTTTGTTATATAATATATAATCCATCTAATCATCCCATAATTTAGTTTCAATTTTCTCAAAATCAATATCCTCAAAATCCTTCCCAGACTTCACTATCTCTTTTGCTTTCTCAAATATCATCTCAACGTAATCAGCATGTCCTCCACCCCCATTATTATCTATTATTTCAAACTCTGCTTTATCTGCGTCCTTCCCCTTCATCATATTAGCCATCTCTCTTAAACTTTATTCAGCCTTTCTACCAATCGAACATATTCAGCCAAGTCCTTTAAATTTGCTATCTTATAATCATCATAACTCAGGCTTATCATTGTTATCCCTTTAACAGCTTCCTCCAACTGCCTATCGTTT